AGCTGTATCTGGATATTTCTGTTCTGCTTCTTCCATAAAGCCAGCTATTGGCTTTACTAGAATATCCGTTAATCCACCGGCAAGCGGTATATCCTGTAGGGGATTATTGAAATTAAATTCTTTATATTCTGTTGGCTGATCCTCTTTGTAAAAATCTTTAAACTTTTTTGTTTTGTAGTTTCTAGCAAAATCTTGTGCTAATTGCTGATCTTTTCCAAAGTTAATTGCATTATTAGACTGAATGGCTTCTTGCATTCCAACCCTTTTATACTCGCCATTTTTTAAAATAATTTGTGGATATACAATCCAATTATTATCTTCATCAAGATCAGCACTCATAAAGTGAGTTTGCTTTCTGCCTTGATCGTCTTTTAAGGTGGGTTCTGGATATTTTTCTGGGCTTACAATTCGATCAATAAATTCTTTATTTTTATTTTTTTCAAGAATTGAATTAAATCTATATTGTTGCTCTTCTTCCTCTTCTTCTAATATAGGATTCTGAGGCTGGATGCCAGCAAGGGGGTCTTTAAAATTAAATTCGTTTGCCACACTATTGAAGTTTATTTAAGTATTCGGTCATAAAGGCAAGATACATCTCATCTGTAACTTTATCATCATCTAATCCATATCCATAGACACTTTCAAATGCCTGTGATGCAGTCTGTTTAACAGCATCAAAGTTAGCAATCTTTCTTCTTAAAGCTACATTTACTTCATCTTTTGGCGTATCTAATCTAAATACTTCACCTTCGTAAAGATAAAATGGCTTTCTTCCGTCTGCAAGCTCTGAAAGATTTCCAAACTCTGCATAAGCATTTGCAACCTGTGCAGATAAAGTAGATGGATCTGCATATTTCTTAACAAGATCATCTTGAAAGCTACCAAGATCAAGCCCTTCTTTTAAAGAATAAACTGTATCATTAAACTCATCTTGTTCAACTTGAATATATTTGCTTGCTAAATTTGTTTCTTGTTTGTATAAGGATTCTAAATATGCACTTTCTCCGCCATCCATCGCATCAGATCCAGATCTTGCAGTTTCTGCATTTTTAAAAACATTACCAACTCTTGTTTCGCCTTCTTTTTTTATTTTGAAATAAGTTTCAACCTGATTCTTGATATCTTTTCTTGGTCCTTCAAAAGATATAGCTCCCTTTGCAGCGTACTTATAGGTTTCAAGAACCTGTGGATTATTGATGGCAAACATGGCAAAGTCTTTTTCAGCTGCAACTTTGTCTACTACATCGGCTACTGATACTACCTTAGCATCATCTCCAGCTATATCTTCTCTTATTTCTTTTGCGGCTCTAGCGTTGTCTGGTAAATAAGAAAACACTTCTGTTGCCTCAGTATCTCCTTCAAATAAAACCTTATAGTTTCCGCCAACTAAAAGATTTCTACTTTGATTTATTGAATCAAAATCTCCAGAAAAAGAAACATCTTGAATTATCCCCCTTCTTCCATCTTTAGATACAAAATCTTTTCCTTTAAAAAGTTGCAACCTTTCTGAGAATATTTTAGTAAGAACATCTTTATCTTCTCTTGCAATAGATTCAAGGTCTCCTGTTTCTAGTTTAGGTGCTATTCTTTGCCAGCCAAGCATATAATCTTCACTAACAAACTTAGTAAAATCTAAATTATCTCTTAATGTAAGCAGATCTTCTTCTAAAAAACTTGCTGCAACCTCTGGGTTTATTTTTCCTTCTGATAAAAGTCTTTGTGTATCAATAACTCTTGTAACAGCCTTTTTATCTTCTTGGCTGTCAATAGATTTTAATAGTTCGTCATAAGTAGCTTGGTCTGTTTTATATTTAACTGTAGCTGATTTTAGTTTAAAGTCTGCTTCTTCTAAAAGTTTTGGCTGTATTTCATTAAAATTAAATTCGCTTGCTTTGGTTTTGGAAAGTTGTTCTCTTTGCCTAAGACTTAATTTACTTACATCAACCTCACCGGTGTCTAATTTGGGAAGGTTTGCTTCTGTTAAAGACAACAAAGATCTTTCTTCTCTTGTTGCTGCTAGACTTTCTCTTAAACTTTCTTGTCTTAAAGACTCAGTTTGTAGTCTTGATTCTGTTAATTTTTCTTCATCCCTCCTATCAGCTAGAGCCGTGTAGTAAGAAAATCCGTCTTTAAATCCTGATGAAAAGCTCATAATTAATCAAATAGTTTTTTAAGTACATAAACGCCAGCTATAGCTAACGCTACCCATGGTGCTGCTGCTGCCATAGTTCCTGTGGCTCCTGCACCTGCACCCGCTCCAGCCTGTCCTGTTAATGCTGCACCGGCAGTTCCTCCAGCAGCTGTTCCTCCGCCACTTATTCCAAGTGCGGTTGCTGTTGGGTTTGCTGCTGCCTGTACTGCTGCCGCTCCACCAGGAACAGCTGACATTGTTGCTGCGGATGTTGCTGGTTGTGAAAGCAAATAAGCACCAGTAATACCGCCTGCGGTTCCTGCTAAATTCATAACAGCTGCTTCTTTTTGTGCTTTAAGCTGTTGGTTCATAATATCTTTTTGTGCTTCTAATTGAGCAGATCTTGTTAAACCAGCTAAAGCTTGTTCTTTTTGTGTTCTACCGACTCCTATGAGTCCGCCTAATCCACTAGCCACTTACTACGCTCCTTTGTGTTAATGCACTACCAAGTCCGCCTGAAAGAATTTGCATTCTTCTTTCTTCAGACCTCATTCTTGCAAAATTCCTTGCCGCCACTAATGCGGATGTTTCTGATCTTGCCATGTCCTGACCAACGCCGGTTGGTTGTCTTAATCCATAACCAGCCATTCTTCTTTGTTCTTGTCCTCTAATATTTGCATACTGTCTTGCCACTGCTTGTTGTGCTCTGCTTATTTCTTCTTGCTGTAATCCACCAAATCCAGTAGTCATTTGCTGAATAAGATCCTGCTCTACAGGAAAAAATCTTGTTAGATAATCCTCAAACTCAGCTTCATATAATCTGGCTAAAGTTTCTTGAGCACCCTGGTCTCCTGAAACAAATGGATCTACATAAAGATTTCCTTGGCTTCCACCGTATGGATTGTTTCCAAAATATGGCTCTCCCTCAACCGATCCACCATATAAACCAAGACCCTGGTTGCCGTACATATTTGAATAAAAAGCCACTAGCTACCTAGCCCTCCGCCTGAGCTTCCTTGGTTTCTTGTTCCATAACCATATCCTAATCCGGCTGCTGTTCCTAATGCACCCAAACCAGATTCATATCTTGACATAGATTGTTTTGCTGCTGCTTCGGCTCTTCGTTGTGCAAGCTCTCCAACATCTCCTATGCCAGCCATAGCCTGTCCTGCTTGCCCTTGCCCCATAGCAACGATATTTTGCATACCTTGGTAGTATCTATCTAGCTGAGCCGACAATCCTTCAGCCGCTCCCTGAGACATTCCTCTTGCTTGAGCCTGTTGCATTTGTGCTGCTCTTGCTTGATATTGACCACTTGTTGGATCTACCCCAGCAGTAAATGCGGCTTGTTGCATATTTCTTCTTGCTGCTTGAAATTCTGGTTGTTGTAATGCGTTGATGTATCCTTCTACATTTTGGAAAGATTCTGGGCTTGTCATCTCAAAAACACTAGACATAAATTGATTTTCTAGTGGTACATAAAATTGTTGATAAAGATTAAATCGTTTTGCAGCAATAGACGCTAACGCCTTTTGTGCTTCTGTGTCTTTTATTTTTCCCGATCCGCCGCCGCCTGACATTTATACCTCTTTTTCTACTATATATAGTTTCGTTTCATAGCCTCTACAAGATAAGGCTTCTGCTAGTCCGTGCCAAGGTGTCCAAAATTCTATTTTATGACAGCCTTTAGCTATAGCCATGTCTTCTAAATAAGACATATACTTGTCAGCAGCGTTGCCTCTCTTGTCGTAAGCTAACCAAATTAATAATGACTTGGTTGGCTTAAACACATTAGGCTTCTCCTGTAAGATAATAAAGCTTTCACAAGGAACTTGCTCTATATCTACATAAAGCTCTGCTATCCCATGCACTAAAGAAGCATATATATCTTCTGCTCTCCAGTCTGGTTTTGTTTGTTCTTCTATCTCCCGGATTCCCGGCTCTATAGAATCCCAATAAACTCTTACATCAACTTGAGATAACATCTTTCTTGTAAGATACCATTAAATTTATTAATTATGTACCCTTATATTACTAATTAGATGGGGGTGTTGGAAAGGTTACATCCTCTATAAATGTAGCATCTCCTAGGTTATTTGGCATGTCTCTTAATTGCTGTCTATAGTTTGCCCACTCTGTTTTCTTTTCCTCGCTCAAGGGGCTGTCGGCTGCTTGAGTCCAATCGGATTTAGTTAGTCTTGAGTTTCTAATTAATCTTACCTGTTCATCAAGACCTGTTTCTGTTATAGATCCATTGATAATCTCATTATCAACAACCCTTGCATTGCGTATTTGTTGTGGAGAACCCTCAATCCACCCTGTTGCACCCTCTGGCTGTGATACATCTTCTAAACCAACCGCACAATTTTGAGTTGAAACTACATCTCCGTCTGCGTTATACCAAGTTATTGTTCTCATATTCTTACCTAAATGTTACATAAACCTGTAGTGTGCTTGGACCATAACTTCTCAACTGTCCACCTATCTGTGAAGTACCCTGTGTTTGTAAGGTCATTTTATATTGATAATAATAATCTGCTGTGTATGTATCAGAATCAACAATAGTTTGTATGGCTTCAGCACTATCTCCATACATTTGATAGCTCTGTACTAATACATATGCTCCAAGGGTTCCTGATGTAGATCCGCTTCTCCTATAAAGTCTAAGTCTAATCCAGTCGCTTGATGCTCCAGCGTTAGCTACAATCATAGTATTTCCGATGATAGCAAAAGGATTATCAGTATTGGTTGGTGCTTGGAATACAGAAGTTTCAGCAATCGTGGTTTCAGATAAATTATCTATAGTCCAATAACCATAATTGCCTGTAGCAATAGCAAACAAAGAAACTGCATTTAAACCTATTTGTAATGTACCGACACCAGCAGATTTAATAATAAGGGTTCCACTACCATTCGTGTCAAGAGTTACATTATCAATATTAATGTAATCAGCACTTAATGATCCTGTGTTTATTTTGTTTGCACTAAGATCATTAATTTTTGCGTTAGTAATAGATGCGTCTTGTATCTTTGCAGTGCTTATTGAAGCGTTTGCTATTTTTGCTTCTGTTACTGCTAAGTTTGCTATCTTTGCATTGTCTACAGCAAGGTTTCCAATCTTAGCATTTGTTATGGCACCATTTTGAATCCTAGCATCGTCTATATAAACAACTCCACCAGAGACAATAAAGGGTGCTGTACCCGATGTTCCATTCCATATTGCAAATTTATCTGAAGTAAATTGAACGGCAGACCCTGCTCCAGCCCCATAAGCGTTTGCCTCTAACACCATTCCAGAAACAGATCCATTTGCTTCTACTTTTAAAACATAAGCTGCACTAGCATCATTCTGTAGGTTTGTAGTTACTGTTTGTAAAGAAGTTATGTTGGCACTATTTGTACCAGTGGTGCTTTGCAATGAAGTAATTGCACTAGCATTAGAGGATATGCTTGTTCCTTGTGAACTAACAGTAGTTTGTAAACTAGAAATGGCACTGGCTTGTGATGCTATGTCTCCATCGTTAGATGTAATCTGTGATTGTAAAGAAGTTACAGAGCTGCTTAAAGAAGATATATCATTATCATTGGCTGTAATCTGTGTCTGTAAACCAGAAATTGTACTAGCTTGTGCTGCTATATCTCCATCATTGGATGTTATTTGAGATTGTAAAGATGTAACCGAACTACTTAAAGAAGTAATACTGCCTTCTGCTGTAGTTACTCTTGTGCTTAAACTTGAGATAGCATTTGCGTTAGTAGTTACATTAGAGTTGGTTGTACTTAAGGAGCTTTGTAAATTTGTAATAGCAGTTGCATTACTAGAAATATTAGAAGTAGCAGTAATAATATCTGATTGAGCAGATGCCATGGCTGCCGTTAAAGTGCTTCCAGTAAAACTTGATGTTCCAACCAAAGTAACTAAGCTAGAATCCCTAGCCTTTACCCAAGCAGTGTTTCCAGAATTTCTTATATAAACTTGATTGTTGTCGTCTGTATCCACCCATATGTCTGTTGGTTGCAAGCTTGTTGCATCCTCCCTTTGTGTGGGAGCAGAAGTTGATTTAATTACTCTGGTGGTTGCACTGGTTAATGTTGATAAATCATTTGCTATATCGCTAAACTCATCCGCTATAAGCGTTTGATAGCCAGGAAGATTTGAAAGATTCTCAGATAGAATCTGCATCATAGCACCGATATCTTCTACGGTACTTGCCTGTGTTCCTGTAGTTGAATTAAATGGTCCTACTGTACCCTGAGTATTAACAAAGCGAATCCAGTAATATCTAGTCTGCCCATTTCCAACTTGATGTGTAAATACTGCTGCGGTTGTTTGACCAATAAAAACTCTATCAGCAAAAGTATCGGATGTTGCTGCCCAAACTTCTGCATGAGAAAATCCATAAAATGTTGGTACATCCCATTCTATAACAATGTTCTGAAAAGCACCGTCTGCACTTACGCCTGTTGGTGCGGGTGGAATGCCAAGAACATCCTCATCGCCAAAAATAACATTTGAAGATCCTGTTCCAATTATTTGTCCATTAGAGCCAATTCTAATATCTCGCTTGGCAATCCCTGCGTCAATAAGGTCTCTAAAGGTTACAGCAGCATCTAAAGGATTTCCTATCTCTCCTTTAAGTTGTGCAATAGATTCATTTACTTTGGAAGCAAAACGCTTTCCTTCGTGATCAAAGTTTCTTGGTACAACAAAAGTACCCTTGGATTTAGCCACTAGGTTATCTCCCTTGGGCTTTCATAAACACATACTTCATTAATAGGATCAGTTCCCTCTAATATAATATAAAATGTTTTTGCCCTGTAACCTCCGGGTAGTCTAAAGATTGCATCACTGGTAACGGTTTGAGTGTGTTTTAAAGAGCCATCCGCATACAACTTAAAAGTTAGACTGTTATATGAGTCAGCACTTACTTTTGCTACACCGGGACATATAGGTCTATTAGTATAAAAATCTTTTGATTTCCATGTATATGTTCTAGCACTACTGGATCTTCCAAATTTTTTAAGAACCCCACCAATGACCAAATAAAGCTCATCGTTTTCTCTGTCATTGAATCCCGCATGAGCGTAAAAGTCTAAATCAACAAAAGCATTCTTTCCGCCTCTTGGGTCAAAAATAAATCCTTTCTTAGTGCTTCCGCTAGAACCATCCCATGTAAAAGCTATGTACTTTCCTTCGTATTCATAAGCTTCAATGTTGCTTGGATAATAATCCTGCCATTGATCTCTAGTAAATATTTGTTGTGTAATTAACTGTATGCCTGAATTAGTTGCTAAAACCAATCCATCTGGTGATGCGTAGATAGCATACTCACCCATATCAACCAAAGATCGTTTGTTAGAGTTTGGTAAGTTTGCATCAATCTCTACCATAGCCATAGCACTAGGATCTGTTCCTGAAGCTATGTATGGCTTACCTTTAGTGGTTACCAATAAGCCTGAAGCAATAGACGCAATCCCAACTATATCGTCATTGGTTGTTAATTGGTTTGCTAGCGGATAAGAGTGTGGTAAAAATGCTTCACTAAATAATAATGTGTTTCCACTGAATCCTGCTGTTATACCATTGGGCATAGCAGTAATGCCTAGCATTGGACCATCTGGATGATCTGCTGAGGTATCGTCTGGCGGTGCAAGGTTGTCGGTTGATTCTATTTCTTCCCCGAGTGAAGCGTCTAGCACTGTATCATTTGTGGTTCCAGATGTTGTACCAGCTACATCTTTTACAAATCTAAACACACCGTTTAAATCTGTTCTATATATTCTTCTTTTGGCAATGCTATATGTACCACTTGAAGCTGCTGGCAAAGATAAAGTTACGGTAGCACCGTCAGCCGCATCAACAATATCAGACGCTGTTACAACGCTTGGTGGTCCCTCTTCTCCAAAAGAGGTTATCTCTGTATAAATATAAGCACGAGAGCTTGTGGCTGCTCCGTCTGCTGCTGTTGTATTATCTACTGATGGTCCAGAAGTGAATGCTCCTGGAGTGGGTAATCCTAGCCTGTATGAAGTTACTGGGTATGGTCCTGAGCCTGATATGCCATTGCTTGCATCCACCATTCTGGGGAAGCCTGCGGCTCCGCTAACACCCGTAAAATAGAAACGACTAAATGCGTCTTCCTTAATTGGGCTTTTGATAATATCTACATCATCTGTGAAAGTAAACCAAGCAGAATTTGTAGCCTTGAAAATAGTTTTTGTGGTTGCATCAATATCAGACGCTGGATGTGTTGGTCCAGTTTCTGAGGCATCGTTAGTGTCTTGAGGTAAACCCTCTAGCCTACCTCTGTCTAGGAATGCGTTTTCTGTTTCTTGGGCAACATCTTCTGGCAATAGTCTTGGGCTGATCTTTTTATTAAGACCACTGAATGTTGTAAGTTTAAACCCTGCCACACTTTATTCCTGCCCCTTGTCTGATGTGTTTGATGCACCAAAATAAAAAGATATCACAGCACTAGCTAATCCACCAAGATAACCTAACACTAAATTTATTAATGCTTCAGAATTTTGCTCGGGTGGTTGAATAGTAACCAAGAAAATATAACCAAGAAATCCACCCAATGTAGCAATACCCATTATCCTAGCAGTCCAATCTTTACTAAATTTTCCTCTAGCATCTTGTTTATCTTGAACCTCAAGCTTAAACACATCAATTTCTAACTGTTTCATTTGTGCCTCAAATTCTTTTTCGGCTTTTTTTAATTCCATCATTTGCTCTGGGGTTGCTTGTTGAATGGCATTATTTATGGCTTTTGGATTATCTTGACATCCTAAAACCTCACATATTACTTTAGAAGCCATGCCTCCCAATGGTCCCCCTAAGGCGGTGCCAAGGGTTGGA